GTTTTTCTTTATCAAAAAAGACTTGTGTTTTGATATGCACATTGGGGCAACCACCATTAAGGGTTGCATAACTGGTCAACCAAAGACCATCCAAAAAATATGGACGACGAAAAAGAAGTCGAGGTGAAGGAGACCTCTGAAAACTCCGACGTTCAGGTAGAGGACGTTAAAGAGCCTACCTACGAGGACTATCAAGCCCTTGCAAAGAAGAACAAACAGCTGTTCGCCCGCGCCAAAAAGGCCGAGGACGAGGCTAAGGCCATTAAGGCCGCTGATGAAGCCGCTAAGGCAGCCGAAGAGGCAGCTAAGGCAGCCGAAGCAGAAAAGCTTAACAATAAACCAGAACAGAGCACAGACGATGCGATCGACCTCCGCTTCCTCCAGCGCGACGGAGCGACAGAGGAAGATATCGCCAAGCTACGGCAAATCCAAGCGGGTGCCAAAGCCATGGGTAAAACTATATCCTTGGTGGAGGCCCAGCAGGATGAGCTGTACCAAGCTTATCAGGAGAGGAAGAAGGCTCAGGATAGGAGCGATAAAGCTCAGTTGAACCCCAACGGTTCAGCCCACTCTGAGGCGCAAGCAAAGGTCAGCAAGATGACCGATGAGGAACATGCCGAATTTGCCCGTCAAAAGGCAGAAGAGGCTAAGCGCAACATGGGCCTCGCTTGATCGTTAGTCTGCAGTTCGTTCTTTCACAAACCAAATGGCAACCTTCCCTACCGGTACGATGACCGGCGCCGGGGGCAACCTCGACGGATTCATTAATGAAGTTTGGTCTGCAAAGATTCTAAACTTCGCACAAGAGAAAAAGCACTTCTCTACGTTCTTTACGGACCGCAGCGACGAGCTTGCTGGTGGTGGAGACACCGTCAAGACAGGCTCAATGTCTGAGATGTCCGCAGCTTCCAAGTCTAGTGCTACCGCCGTCACGATGAACGCCGTGACAGACGCGAACGTTGATCTCGTGGTCAACACTTGGAAGGAAGTATCCTTCGCCATCGAAGACGGTACTGTCGCATTGTTCCTTAAATCACGTTACACGCAGACAAACTACGCTAAAAACGCTGGTTATACTGCTGGCAACACGCTTGAAGACGCTATCGCTGCCCTTTTCGGCACGTTCACCGATTCAGTTGGTGCGTCAACGTCGGTAATCCTTGATTCGGATATCCGCAAGGCTATCGGTATCGCTGAGGCGAATACCAAAGAAGAGGTGACTGACGGCAACTTCGCTTTCTTCTTCGACACCAAGGTATGGTGGAACCAAATTGCTGGTATCACCACTTACCAGCTGAAGATAAACGCCAGTAACGACCCTGTCACGCAGCGCCCTGTCACCAAGCTCTACGGAGTTACGGTGATGCTGTCAAACCGCATTCCGTACGTTTCCTCAACAACTGGACGTTACAATGCGCTGGCTCATAAGGACGCTATCCACTACGCCATCTCCCCGTTGCCGGGTCAGGGACCGGCCATGGTCCGCGTTCAGTCCAACTATGTCCCGCAATACCTGTCAACGGTTACGACCGCAGACATCCAGTTCGGGGTCAAGTTGATGCGCGCTACCTACGGCGTGAACATCCTCACCTCTGCTAGCTGAGCCTAGTGGGTGAGATAACGCAATTAACAACCTAAAAATTGTTCCTCTAGGGCTGTCAGTTGGAACCGACAAGCCCTAGATGGTTCCAAGGCAATTATGAGTATCGGTTATGGAATTACAGAGCACGACAAGGTCTTTATCAACGAAGAAGGAAAGGAAGTCTATCCTCCCGGACATCCTCACAAAGGAGTGGTTAAACCAGCAAGTGAGAGAAAAAGAGACCCGAGCCTACCACCAAAAAGTAAGGCAGAAGAACGTTTGGAGATGAGCCAAAAAATTGATGATGAAGCCAAGAAGGCAATGGACCTACTAACATCTAAGGGGCTTAACGTAACCCTGTCATGACATATTTTGTCAGCAACAAGGTAGATGGGTGTTGGTTCTATCGCTGCTATCTTCCGCAGATGTACTGCGGATATCAAGGCGATAAGATGACATTTAGCGGCCAGAAGCTTGATGGCAGAGCATCATTTGAAAAAGCGAGGCGTGCAGACATTGTAGTATTCCAGAGACCGGATGAGCGCGATCGCTTAGAGGCGGCCATTCTTCTAAAAAAACTAGGCAAAAAAATAGTTTTTGAGAACGATGACACATATCGCGGTGGAGACCCGATGAAGTTGGATAAGTGGGACAATTCGCTTAAGCAAAGGATAAAAAACCTAGACGACTTCATTAGGATATCCGACATGGTCACAACGACTACGGAGTATTTGGCAGATGAATACAGGAAGTTGAACAAGAATGTGGTTGTACTCCCGAACTGCATTGACCCGTCGGTCTTTGCAGATGAGCCTAAACGAGATTCGGGAGATAAGGTCAGAATAGGACTATGCGGGTCAACTACGTTAAACGGCGATTTTGAGCCTATAGACGGTCTGCTAAAACAGCTAAGCAGCAATCCCAATGTCCAGCTTGTGATGTTCGGCCTACCGCGCAAAGAGCACCAGAATGGTGTTATCAAGGAGGTTTATCAGGATGAGATTAAGTATTGGGGGGAGCTAAACGTTGAGCACCAACCATTCGTACCGATCAAGGACTACTTCAAGACACTCGATGGCTTAAGGTTGGACATGATGCTGATACCAAGGAAAGACAACTACTTCAACCGCTGCAAATCTAATTTGAAGTTTCTGGAAGCATCCATGCTTGAGATACCAGTTGTCGCTCAAGGATTCGATGATGGGATGTCTCCGTATCAAGGTAAGGAAGACAGCCAGCACATGCTCGTCGTAAATGGACCGGAAGAATGGTCCGCCGCTGTTAACCAGCTAATTACGGACGTGGAGTATAGGCGCTCTCTTGGTAGAGAGGCTAAGAAATACGTCCTGGATAAGTACAACATCAAAAAAAATTATTCAGCCTGGAGACAGGCATTTCAAACACTATGTTAATACAGAACGAAGCCATTAAGTCGCTCTTACTCGAAAAGAAGCCTCTCGTTGAAGAGGGTCGCAAGATCAATGCAGAGATTGAAGCCGAGGGAAGGAAAATCGTTGATGCAGAGCTTGTTAAGAAGGGCGTCAAAGTCAAGAAAGACACTTACAGCGGAAGCTATAGAACCCTTGAGGAGGCTTTCGGGGTAGCCGCACAGTCCGTGTATGAGGGCCTCATTCAGTCTCAGCTAAAGGAGAAGATAGAGGCATTGCAGTCATTGCAGAACAAGGTCATGGCGATCAACGAGCGTGTATCAGACATCATTACCTCAGAGGTTATGGCAACTCTGAATTTGGGAGAGTTTGAGTATCCTACCAACATCGAACTGACAGAAAAGGGGATTGAGATAACTGTTGAGGATGCTCTTGAGGTATTCAAGGAAAACTACAGAAAAGTTACCAAGAAGTAATATGCGCCATCGCAACGAGTTGGGCGCGTATTTTCAAGACCACTTTAAGAGTGGTCTTGGCGTTGAGGTTGGTGTGCAGAATGGTCTTTTCTCACTAGAGATTCTTAAGCATTGGAAGGGATATCTGCGATGTGTTGACATATGGGAAAATGAAGAACAGTACTGGACCGCAATTACAAATTTAGGCAAGGACCGCTGTATGAAGGGACGCTCCGTAGAGGTTGCTAAGTCTTTTGCGGATGAAAGCCTAGATTTTGTGTTCATTGATGCTGACCATACATATGAGGCAGTCAAGGCCGATCTCGAAGCTTGGTTCCCCAAGGTTAGGAAAGGGGGGATAGTCTCTGGGCATGACTACGTCGAATATCAGAATTTTGGCGTAATCAAGGCGGTAGATGAGTTTACCGCAAAGCATGGGTACAAAATCGAGTTGACCGATGAGGACTGGTGGGAAGGAGTCAATTTCCGTTCGTGGTATTTCACCAAATAATATGAAGAAAACAAAGAAGGATTTTGAAGCATATATCAATGCAGTAATCAAGAAATATAAGGCAAAATTGCTTCTTCACAGGCACATCATTAAGGCCAAATTCGATAAAGCTACCAGCTTCATGGCTTATGGCTTTTCCTATCCTTACTTGAACTCGTTTGTCCTGTATTCAGACAAGGCGTTTGAGCAATGGGTATCTGGAGAAAATATGAAGCCGTACATAATACATGAGCTATGCCACGCCATCACTGATCCGCTTTATGCTAAAGCAATAAGTCGCTACATCACCAACCGCGACATTGAAGATGAACGAGAGAACTTGACTGACGCCATTTGTAACATCGTGCTCAGCTATGATTCCTAAAATCATCTACACCACGTGGGTATCTCCAAACCCTCTGCCAGAGCGCTTTAAGCCGTATTTAGATGGGTGGAAGAAACTCATGCCTGATTACGAGCTTAGGGTTATTAGCCTAGAGAACGTCATCAAATCTCCTTTCGTCATAGAGGCCATTAGTCGTGGCAAATACGCTCTAGCAGGGCATTACGGACGCTGTGAGCGCTTATTGGAGACTGGTGGATTGTACTTTGACATAGACGTTGAGGCACTAAAGCAATTCGACGAACTGCTGGATAACAGCCTTTTTGTAGGACGTGAAGATGCGGGGATGATAAACAATGCCGTGATTGGATCTGAACCCAACCATCCATTGATGAAAGCATGTCTTGAATACATGGATGCAATCGACATGAATACCCAAAATATCGAGCTTGAGACTGGCCCATGGATGTTTAACAAGCTGTACAGTCTTTTTGACGTCAAAGTCTATCCAGAGGCATATTTTTACCCCTACCACTACTCCCAGCAGTTTACCCCTGAGTGCATAAAACCGGAGACATATGCGGTCCATCATTGGGCCAAGACGTGGGGTTGATATGGTCAGTATCATCATCCCTGTTTGGGGTAAATACATCCGCTTTTTGCCTGACTGCTTAAATAGCGTATTTGAACAGACGTACACCGACTACGAGATCGTTTTAGTGACGACTGAAACAGACCTTCCGACGGCTCGCAACGTAGGGATTAGAAGGTCTAATGGTGAGTGGATAATGATTTTGGACGTAGATAATAAGCTAAGCCCAGAATACCTAGCAAAAACAGTAGGAAAAGGGGACATAGTGGCCTCTTATAATCAGTTCTTTGGGGATGAGGAGGGGATTTTTTCGCCTGCAGATAACCCAACGCTCGAAGACATGAAATCCGGCAATAAAATTGATGCAAATTCCATATTCCGTAGGGGAGTATGGGAGGCCGTCGGTGGTTACGACGAAAGCATGAAGGATGGTTGGGAAGATTGGGAGTTCTGGGTTCGCTGCTTGAAGGCCGGATACAAGATAACGGTCATTCAGGAGCCAATTTTGTTTTACAGGAAGCATGGCCACACACTATCCGCAGATGCTCTTGCGAGGGGAAACGAAATCAGGAAATACGTCTTTGAGAAGAACGGCCTATAGCTCTTGTCAAATAAGAAATATGTCATGCTTTAGGCATGATTTTCAACGGTTCAAATGGCAATAGTCTCATAGAGGACATCACTTTCAGGACCGGGGCTGGTTTAGGTCAATACCTGATCGCTGATAGAACTCGATATATCAACGAGGGTTATGCAAAAGTCGCATACATCATTGGAAAGTCTGATGGGAGGATGCAATGGGATGACCCTAACCACACAAATTCACCAGTAGCAAAATGCGACCTGACAGCAGAACAGAGTACATACAATATTTTTGCTTCAACGCCCTCTGCTCTGCAGGACTGGCTAACAATAGAACGCATCGACATAGAGGATGAATCCGGTAACGGAATCAACCTCAGCATGTTTGATGAAAAGGACGTGCGCGGAGTGGCGATGAATGAGTTGCAGAGAACATCGTCCATTCCAACACATTTTGAAGTCATCGGAACAGACGTTGTCCTTACGCCGCCTCCAAACTACTCAAGGACCGCTGGCATGAGGGTGTTTTTTAAGCGCGCTCCTAGCTACTTCGCTACTACCGACACTACAAAGGTGCCGGGGTTTGCTTCGATCTTTCATGAATATCTTTCGATATACGCGTCTCACGTTTGGAATGTAACTAAGAAGAAAGACATGACGCTACTAAAACTTCTTGATGATCTGGAAAAGAAGATAGGTTTGTTTTACGCGCATAGACCAAAGCATGTAGAGGTCCCTCGTCTAACAAGCGCTAACCCAAAAATGATGCGCTGATATGCCCTTCACCAACGAAACACGCGGAACCCGAGAAAGTGGGGCGCTATCTTTAGCCGATTGGGATGATTCGGTGAAATCTTGGGATGACCCCGCTAGCTCATGGGGTGCAGTTAGCTCGACTGTCTTTGTAAACGAAACACGATAAATATGGCAACAAGTTTTCCAACCAGCTTAGACAATCTAGATTCCACTCGTGGCAGCAATGGGCAGCCTTTAGATACACCAAACCACGTCACGCACCACACGAACGAAGATGATGCTATCGAGGCGCTTGAAGCTAAAGTCGGTATAGATAGCTCCGCTGACACAGGCTCGCTAGATTATAAGGTTGCTAACCCCGCATCTTCTAATCCTGGGCATAAACACACTTTGGCCGATGGAGCTACCGATGTTACCGCAACCGCAGCAGAGTTAAGCCATTGTGCAGGAGTGACCGCGGGTATTCAGGGGCAACTAGACGCAAAACAAGCGTCTGACGCAGATTTGAATGCCATAGCAGGGTTATCTCCGACGAATGACGATGTAATACAGAGAAAATCAGGCGCTTGGACGAGTAGAACTATGGCCGAGGTTGCCGCGGACCTACCAGCAGTAGTTGGAGATTCTGGGTCCGGGGGGACTAAGGGTCTAGTTCCAGCTCCCGCAGCAGGAGATGCCGCGGCCAATAAATACCTGAAGGCCGATGGAACATGGGCTGCTCCGTCCGGTACGGGGGATGTAGTAGGTCCGGCCTCAAATACAGATGCGAATATCCCACAATGGAATGGAGCTGATTCAAAAACGCTAAAAGACGGTCTAGGTGTTGTGACCACATTAGGAAGCCCCGGGTCAGACAGCAATGTACCAACGGAAGCGGCTGTACGCGCCGCAATCTTAGGTGCTGGCGGTGGAGATGTATCAGGTCCAGCTTCGGCTACTGATAATGCCGTGGCCAGATTCGATGCTACTACAGGTAAAATAATCCAGAACTCAGCTGTTACGATTGACGACAGCGGATCAGTCAATATTCCAACTGGACAGACTTACAAGGTAAACGGAACTTCACTCGCTGCTTCTGATGTTGGGGCGATACCTACTTCTGCAAAAGGAGCTGCCTCAGGAGTAGCGTCACTCAATGGTTCTACTAAGGTAGTAGAGGACCCAGCGAACGCCACAGCAACTCCCACGGCTTCCAAAATACCTATCGCCGATGGCTCAGGAAAGCTTGATTCCTGGGTCTCTGACATGAGCGATACAGTCAAGGGTAAAGCCGAGGCTGCTACTGCAGCGGAAACAACCACAGGAACGGACGCTACTCGCGCAGTTACCCCTGATGGCCTAGCCGGCTCAGCCTTTGGGAAGCGCATAGTCCAGCTCAAGATAACAGCTGATGATACAGCTTTAATGACTGGTGATGGGAAAGTAATTTTCTGTATACCTCCTGAACTTGATG